CCCCCCCCCCCCCCCGCATTTGTAACGCCTTAAATATTAGCGCATTAGGAGATAAATTTTCAGCAAGAAAGGGTTACAGCCATGTCGGGTAGCGTGATGCTTGTGTTTTTCTTGCTGGCTGTCCTATTCGGATTCACCTGTTTTGGACTGGGAATTGTGGAAGGTTGCCGGAGAACCACGAAAAGGATCTTGAGGAACATCACTCAAAAGGAGGAGAAAAAGAAATGAACTCGTCAATCTCTTCGTTTTCCCGTTCCTCCATCAAAGATGACTTAGGAATCCATGTCGAGATCTGTATACCTACTTATCTTCATTACACCCTTAATACTAATGAAGGGAAAAAAATTGTGAAGAGCTCTGATATGATTTATGATGAAAAAAATGTAGAAAAAATGAAAAATAGTATTGACTGGTGGTTAACCACCGATTATGGTGAGCACATGCCAAGTCAACGGAAGATAGACAAAAAACAGATTTCAGTATGGATACCAATCGTCCTCTTCCGAAAATTTCAAAAGAGAGCAAAAGAGCTGAATATGACTATGACTGAAATCATTACCGCTTATTTGGTTCAACAAACTCAAAATGTAATTCTTACACCCGAAGATTATGAGAACATCGCCAGAGAAATACGAGAAAAAGCAAATAACAATTAACCTCCCTATTGACTTATTTGAACAGATAAAACTGATTGCACGAAAAGAACAAAGATCTGTTTCTGGGCAAGTAGTTTTTTTGCTCGCAGGTGGTGAACCACCTAAAACAAAACGCATCGTTAAGAAGCGAGTTTTTTTGCCTGTAGGTGGTGAACCACCTTTTAAGAAAACCGAACAGAAGGAGGTGAAGAAGTGAAAGCTCTGTTCGCCCTCGTCTTGTCCGGGATTGTTCTTTCAGGTTGCGATCAGGGTTCCGAGCCTCAACCTGTTAAACAAGCCGATAATCAGAAAAAAGCCCCTAAAAAAGAGACACCAACATGGGAAATTAAAATTGAACAGAACGGCATTCCCGATGCTGTTTTTACAACGGGATATGCAAACTGTGTTGAGGCGTTCAGGATGGGAGCGAGGGCAGATGTTCCAATATATGGGTATGTGATTTATAAACCGGACGGAGGACAAATCATCGTGTCAGGAACGACGAGAATCACCAGGACAAAAGTTAAAAATAATAACGAGTTATGAATGATGGCGTGCTTCTAATTCTTATAAGCGGCATTATCATATTTTTGATGCTTATCATATCAAATTTAGATGGACGTTGAACAATGATCATTGAATACGACGACGAAGACCGGTGCATCCGGGTTGACGGCGAACCTATTTCCTACGGCGTCGCGGTTGGACTCCTGGAGCAGATAGAGCAGGCTATCGACGAGTGGGATTTTGACCACGCCCCCCAATGCGACAACCCGGACGGACACTACGACGACTAACTGACTTTTAACCAATCGCCCGGCCCAGGTGGGGCCTAAAACCAAAACCAAAACATCAATAGGTATATAGAGTAATACGGTCTGGCAGGCGCGGGGAAACCCGTCCGGGCGGCCATTAAATACTAAACAATAAAAGATATGAATAACTCTGGAAAAGTTATCAGCCTGGAAGATCTTCTGACGAAGTTGCCGAATGTGCTTCAAGCTTTGTCTTTCACACCACAAAATAGCGACGATGAAAAATCTTCTTCGGCTAATCGTGCATTGGTAGGGAGAAGATTTGTGAAATGTTCCACATTGGCACATGCCTACGATTATAGTTATCGGCAAATGCAACGAAAGTTGATCCGTGCGGGGAAAGCCATCAGGAGGATGGAATCCGGCGAGGGACATACTCTTTATTGTGTGGAGGACGCTATTAAATACTTTGAACCTGATAATCAACAATGACCACACATCAACACATCATTGACCGGGGCCCCTTCAAGGGGATGGTGGAAACGCTCACCAACAACAAGAACATCATCGCGAATCCGATTTGTTATATGTGCGGGACCACGTTGAAAGACCCCCATGTTTGGGGATCCTTGATAGGAAATAAGAACGGCGTCTTCACCACGCGCTTTCTGTGCCCGTTATGCGCCGGGGAACGCCTCAACGGCATCCCGGACGAAGCGGAGCGCTGCTGGAACTACACCCAAGCCGCCCAATCAGGGCCCCGGATTACCAAAATCCTCACTTACCTGACTTACCTGATTTTCTGGTGCGTACTGGTTTCTGCAGGAGGAACATTCCTCTTCTTAATTTTCCTCCTGCTCAAAAACCTTTTTTAACTGAAAAAATAGCCGGGTCAGCGGCAACTGAACCCGGCCTGTTACAACAAAACATGAACGAATATGAGTAACGAATCAATAGATAAACTCAATTTGCCTCAAAATCCAGTCCCAAAAAAGACACTCTATGAAATTGTCATGTCTTCGGACATGAAAAACGCCATTACGGGGCTTGTGGAGGGCATGATGACGCCGGAACGCTGCATCAGCATCTTTTGGCACTGCTGCCAGAAAACCCCGCAGCTACAGCAATGCGCCCCCGTAACGCTGATTGCGGCCCTCAAAAACCTGCTGATGATGCGTTGCGAGCCGGACGGGATTCACGGCTATCTGGTGCCCTTCTGGGTCAACGATAAGTCAAGCGGACAGTCTATTTTGACGTGCGCAGCCATACCTTCCGCCCGGGGGCTGATGCGTATGGCCCGCTCCAATGGCGTCACCAACCTGAACATCGGCATTGTGCGGGACGGAGAGCCGTTCTCCTGGCGTCTGGATGACGGCAGATTCACGATGTGCCATGTTCCGGGATGGGACGATACCAAAGATCCCATCAGAGGATTTTACTGCACCTGGACCGATAAAGACAGCTATTTGCATGGCGAGCGCATGAGCTTGCGTGCCGTCGAGGGCATTATGAATCGCACCAGGTCACGGACCAAGAAAGGGGAAATCGTGGGGCCTTGGGCAACCGACTTTCCCCAGATGGGCCTGAAAACGGTCATCAAGCGCGCCTCCAAGCAATGGGATCTGCCCCTCGCTATTCAGGAGGCCATGCGGGAAGCTGACGACCAGGAATTCGGGAAAGAAATGAGGAACGTAACGCCGGAAAAAACAGACGGGCCAGCCGAAGGGGAAACCCCGTGGAACAACGCTCCGTCCCCTGAAGAATTCCGGGAAGAACCGCAGGACGCCCTGCCGGAACCCGATCTGCAGGACGACTTTATACCGGGCCTGGAAATACCGGCCGCAAAAGAATACGCAACCGCCAACATGGAGGACTATTGACATGAGCCTGTCCAAGAACTGCATTGTCTACGAAAACATTTATCAGCGGTCGGAAGCCTGGTTTAAGCTGCGCGCCGGCCGTCTGACTGCGAGCAACTTTAAGCGGCTCCTGACTCCTACGGGGAAGAAACCCCAGCCCAAAACGCACAAGGAAAGGGGCCCTTGGGGAGAACTCATCATTGATCTGTGCTGCTCCTTCCTGAGGCCCGATGAAATCAAGTGGGAAGGCAACCGTCATACGGACCAGGGCGAAGAACTGGAACCGGAAGCCCGGGACGAATTCAGAACCATCACGGGAATGACCGTCAAGGAAGTGGGATTCGTGCTCTGCCAGGATGGACCGGTGGGCTGCAGCCCTGACGGTCTCATCGTTGACCAGTCCGGCGACTACATGGCGGGCCTTGAAATCAAGTGTCCTCTCTCCAAGACTCACGCCCTCTATCTGCTCAACGGCGAGCTGCCTTCCGAATACCGTCCCCAGGTGCACGGATCCATGGCGGTGACGGGGCTGCGGACATGGTATTTTTTCTCCTATTGCCGGGGCTTGCGTCCCTTCCTGCTCAAAGTGAACTGGGACGCCTACACCGACCAAATCAATGAGACGCTGAATGATTTCAAGCGAGAATACCGAGACCAATTTGACGTCATCATGCCTCAAATCCGTCCAGCCGTAGAAGGGAGGGCGGCATGAGAACCAGGGCAACAGCTATCCACCGGCCCGGCGTGATGAACAAGACCGAAGCCGCCTATGGCTTTTACCTGTCAGACCGTCAAGCAAAGGGACAAATCCGGGAATTCAAGTTTGAGGCCGTCAAGCTGATCCTTGGGAACCGCTGCTCCTACACGCCCGATTTCATGGTCGTCCGCAACGATGGAACACTTGAATTTCATGAAGTGAAAGGCTTTTGGCGCGACGACGCGAGAGTAAAAATCAAGGCTGCAGCTGACAAATTCCCCTTTGTTTTTGTCGCCGTGAAACAAACGAAAACAGGCTGGGACGTGGAAACAATCCAGGAAGGAGAATCGAAATGAGCCCCGAAGAAAGAGAGAGAAAACGGCTCTGGATGGTGGAGTACAACAAACGGAGAAAGTCCGCTTTGGTTGATGATTTAAACGCCAAGTACGGCACCCATTTCAGCCTGGGACAGTATATCACCTACAAAGGGGGAAAATATATCATCAGTGGGACTCACGGTCATTTATTAATCATCAAAAATGATAGGCTGGAAACTTTAGCGCATCCTCTTGATGTCTACCCGGCTATCAAACTATCCGGCACCGTCACTTTTGACGGCTGGACCATGGGTCCGAACGGAAAACTTAAAATCAAGAAAGGATAAATTAAAATGAACAATGTCTATTGCGACAAACCCGGCCATGGCGCTTACCCGCTCCGGGCTTATGAAAAAGACGGGAAAATTTTTGTGGACATGGATTCTTGCACGGAATGCGGGCCGCAGAAAATGGAAGAAGAGGTATATCAGTCCTTTTTGGATAGACTGCGTATCCTTTCCAATCAGCTGGACAGCCTGAAACGGGATCTGGACGGATTAAAGGATGATAGCGAGTCATTAAAGGATGACGTGGATGAACTGATTGAAGACTATGAAAAAGAAAACGCCTAAATGCCCGCTATGCGGCACACCTTTGAAAGCCATACGAGGATATGATGTCCATGGGATAACAACCGATTGGGTTGCTGGTTGCTACAACTGCTTCTTCCAGAGTTCCCATTTTTGGAAAACCAAGAAGGCATGTATTGAAGATATGGATAGGCTTGTTTCTTTGTTTCCTCCCATCATGAGAGTGCAGGAAGGAGACTTGATTGCTGTCCATACTGGGAATGCAATTAAGATTCAAAAAATTAAAGCCATTGATAAAGAACAATGCCTTCTTCAAACAGGTATAGGAATTGTATATGCCGATGCTGTGTTGAAATGGCCGTGGGAGCTTGAGCAGAAGGACATGTAGAACGATGAAAACCTTTTACCAGTTGAAAAGAGCAAGACGGAGTGTCACACGCAAGAATAGTGGATTCAAACACGCCGTCGGGTACAATTACCGGGTGAGGATCTGGTGGATTCCACGGTATTGTTTAGTCAAGGGGAAGTTTACCCGCACATTCTTAAATCGTTTTATAGATAACATGATTGAATATCGGCAGAAAGTAGGCCGGAAATGGTAACTTGTAAAGACTGTATCAGTTTTGACAAATATGACGGGTGTTTGAACCGCAATGCCCCTTATATATGGACTGCAATAGGTCCAGATGACCCGGCATGTTTATTTTTTAGGGGAGAGGAGGACGAAGATGATATTTGATATTGCACAACTTATAGTTTTTTAGCCACCGTCGCCGCGTATGGATATTACCTTTATTTAATTGGTAAAGTTAAAGGTCTTCTTCAAGCGGTTAATGTCATTCTTTTAAAAAGAAAGGAAGAAAATGAAAATGACGCCTGAACAGAAAGCTTTTTTTGAGTACGGCGGAGCATGGGAACAGGTTGTTTTAACTCACAAGGGTATCAGATCGACCGTCAAAGCGTTGCCCGGGAAAACTCGCCAAAAACTTTTAAGGCAAGCCAGAAACGAGACTCATCAACATGAGCTTGTGCTTAACGCTTGGCAGAAGAGGTCCGCGTGCAGGGCGTGGCAACTCCGCCGTTGCGAAACCTGCCTGCATAGGGATGACGAGAACCCATACACATGTGATATATGCTCCCGAAGCCCTTATGCGTCCGACAACTGGGAGCCGAGAAAGGAGGGGGAGTGAACACGAGCGCACTACGTAAACGGGCTCTGGCCCGATACCTCGGAGGAAAGAACAGAATCGCCCCCTGGATTATCAGCTTTTTCCCGCCTCACAAAATCTATGTTGAACCCTACGGCGGTTCCGGTGCGGTGCTGCTCAACAAGCAACCTGCATGGATGGAGGTCTACAACGATCTTTATGACCGGGTGGTGAACTTCTTTGAAGTTTTGAGGGATCCGGAAAAATCCGCACGGCTGGCCAGTCTATTGGAATTGACGCCCTACGCCCAGGAAGCCTATGCCCGGTCATTTGAAATCGCTGAAGACCCCGTGGAAGATGCTCTCCGCTTTGCCGTCAACTCCATGATGAGCTACGGCGGAGGCATCCACAAGCCGGGGTTCAAACGCAACGGCTTACTCCACGCAACCCCTTATCCTCAAACGTGGCGGGAATATCCGGCCGTAGTGCGAGAATGTGCGGCCGAACTGCGAAACCGGAATATCGAAATCAACAACATGGACGCCCTGCAGGTCATGGCTCGCTATGACTCACCGGACACGCTGCACTACGTGGATCCTCCCTATGTGCAATCTACCCGCGGCAACCGCGCGAGGTACGCGCACGAGTACGACCAGCAAGACCATGAGCGGCTCCTTGCTTTCCTCCAGACCTTGAAAGGCAAGGTT